GGGGTAGCTTGCTCAATTGTGGCAGATAAAACAGGTGGAAAATTTAATTTACTAAAATGGGACAGACAAGAAAAAACTTATTATCCTATAGAAATAAATATATTTCAAAAATAGACTTGACAAATAGCTTAACAGCTATTATTATTCCATCCATGAAAGTTAAAAAGATAAAAATAATAGGAGTTAATATATGTTAGTAGACTTAAGAAAAGATGCTCCAGATCAAACAGATGTTTTAGATCCGGAAAAATTATCAACGGAAGTTGAGAAATTAAAATCAATTCAATCAGAAATAAAATCTTTAGAAGATCGTGCTAAGGATTTAAAGAATGATGAAAAACATTTTAGTTGTATAGTTATTCCAAAGTTAATGGAAGACATGAACTTAAAATCTTTAAAATTAAGAGATGGTTCAGAATTAACTATAAAAGATATTTATGGTGCCACTATAAAAGCAGACAAAAAAGCTGAGGCACATCAATGGCTTCGTGACCAAGGTTTAGGTGATATAGTAAAAAATAATATTATTGTATCATTTGGCCAAGGCGAAGATAACAAGGCTGTAACTTATGTTACCCTTGCGAGGTCTGAAGGGTATGAACCTATCCAAGAGGAAAAAGTTCACCCTCAGACACTCAAAGTAGTTATGAAGGAATGGAAAGACAAAGGTCGTGAAGTTCCATCAGAACTATTCTGGACGTTTGATGGAAATCAAACTTCTATAAAAAATAAAAAATAAATAATAAGGAGAAATATATGGCAAATACAAATGCTATGACTAAGAAAGATAATGCAGGTGCATTATCTACTATCAATCTAAGAGGAGACTCTGGAAGAGGTAGTGAAGAAATCAAATCGGACGATATGTCAACTCCGATCTTGAAAATCCTACATCAACTATCCCCTGAATGTAATCAAACTAATGCTAAATTTGTAGAAGGTTCTAAGCCTGGTATGATTTATGCTAAAGGTTTAGGTACGTTAATGGATGGTGAAAAAGGTGTGGATATTATTGTTGCACATGTGCAAACAAGATATCCAGAATGGCAAGAGATGGGGGACACAGCAGCGCCTCCTGTCACAACACATCTATCTATTCCTGAGGATGCTCAAGAAGAGAGAAATGGTAAGTGGAGATTGTCAAATGGTAACTACTTAGAAAAAACTGCATACTTTTATGTAGTAGTCTTAGGTGATGAGCCTAGACCTGCGGTAATTACTATGAGATCATCTAACTTAACACCTGCGAGAGAATTAAATCAGTTGATTAAAAATCTTAGATTTAAAGATGACAAAGGTGTTTACAATCCAGCGGCTTATGCAGCAGTTTATAATTTAAAAACTGTGGGTAAAGTTGCAGGAAGTAAAAGCTGGCATGTCTACAAACCATCTATGAACAGAGCATTAGATGTATCTAAGAAAGAGGATGCTGACTTGTACATGATGGCACAGGAATTACAAAAAACTGTGTCCAAAGGTGCGGCTAAACCTGAGTACGAGAAAAACAACAAACCTCAAACTGAGGATATTGTATAATTCACTAAGTGAATACTTCGAAGAATGGGCGAATACGGGAGACTGTGTTCGCCCAAATAATAAAAAATAAAGAATAAGGAATAGACATGACTCAATTTACAAATTGCTTTACAGGTTTGCAGAGAGATTTTGGATTTTGTAATATTGCAAGAGGATATAAAGATCCACAAACAGGTAAAATAAAATTTAATTCCGGTGATTATGGTTGGGCCGGCAAACCCATTACTCAAAAAGATTATGAAGAACATTTAGATGGAAAAAAATCTATTGGTATTCAACCCTGTGATGATAATGATTTAGCAAGATTTGGTGCAATAGATATAGATCCAAAAATATATAAAGATTTAAATATAAAAAAATACTTAGATATTATTCAAGAAAAAAAATTACCTTTAATACCAGTTAAATCAAAAAGCGGCGGCCTTCATTTATATTTATTTACAAAAGAATTAGTAAGAGCAAAAGTAATAAAAGATTTTTTAGAAGAAGTATTATTTTTATTTAAACTACCTATCAATACAGAAATATTTCCTAAACAAACTAAGTTAGGTTCTAATACTGATGGACAAAAAATGAATGGTAACTTTATTAATCTTCCATATTTTGGTAAAAAAGAAAGAGTTGCATTAGACCCATCAGGTAATGAAATACCTTTTGATATTTTTTTACAATGTGTTGAATTAAATAAGGTAGATTCAAAACAATTAAAAGAATTATCTGATAATCTTATTCAAAAAGCATTAACTGGGGGAGCAGAAGAATTTAAAGATGGTCCACCATGTCTAGAAATATTATCAAAAAATAAAATGAAAGATGGTCGTGATAGGTTTTTATATAACTACATGGTCTTTTCTAAAAAAAAATATTCAGATGATTGGAAGAATAAAGTTTTACAAGCAGGTAGAAATTATTTTGAGTTCAATCAAACTTGGACCGATGATCATATTAAAATGAAAATAAAAAACTGGGAGAAACAAGAAAAAGGTCATACTTGTAGTGATGAATTACTTTCACCAGTTTGTGTTAAATCAGAATGTGTAAAAAGAAAATTTGGAATTATATCTGATAAGAAAATAGATTGGCCATTGATGACTAATCTAATCAAAGTAGATTTTAAACCAGACCCTGAATACTATCTTACTGTAGAAAATAAAAAAGGTGATTCGGTATCCGTGCATGCAAAAGACGTAAATAAATTAAAAGATCAAAAAGAATTAAGAGGTTTAATTATGGCTCAGGCTGACATATTTCCTCCACCTATTAAAGCAATGGACTTTCATGCAATGATAAATGCTTTATTAGATACACAAGATACAGTGCAGCCGGCTCCAGGAACCAGGCCTTATGAGATATTAACAAAACACTTAACTAATTTTATTAATGAAACAAAAGCAACTAATTATCATTCATTTAAAAGTGGAAACGTTTTTAAAGATGAAGTCTATGCATACTTTGTTTACGATGAATTTTATAGTTATTTAAAAGATAGAGAATGGAAAAAAGATTCTTCTAGAACTTCACACATGATTGAAAAATTATTTGATAAAGAAGAATACGAAGGTCAACCTAAACCTGAATTTGATCAAAGAAAAAGATATCCCGGTAAAGATAAAAAAACAGGTAAAGCATATCCAGGGGTTAGAGGTTGTGCAGTAATACCATTATATCTTTTTGAAAAAGAAGAAGAAGATGTTGAAGAAATTGTAGATATAGAAGACGAAAAGGATATTGTTTAATGATATATAAATACTATGGACCACCAGGTACAGGTAAAACATATAAACTAATATCCAGAGCTAAAGCTTATGTAAGAATTGGTACACCATTACATAAAATAGGTTATTTTGCTTTTACTAAAAAAGCAGCTACAGAAGCTAAAAATAGAATGCCTGCAGAAGATAAAAAACTTCCGTACTTTCAAACACTACATTCTTTTGCATACCATCAATTAACATTAAATGAAGAAGATGTAATGCAACCTTTTCATTATGAAGAATTAGGTAAACTTTTAAATATAAAAGTTAAGTACCATGATAAATATAACAAAGAAGAAGTGTCTTATTTAAATTGTGATAGTCCTTACTTTCAAATGATAGGTAAAGCGATGAATAGAGATGTTAATATTAGAGAAGAGTTTGATAGAAACGAACATAATAGTAAAGAAATAAAATGGCATTTATTAAAATACATTGATGACAATTTAAAAGTATATAAAGAAAAAAGAAAGTTATTAGATTTTAATGACATGATTAAAAATTTAATAAACAAACAAAATCTTCCTAAATTTAAAGTTATTTTTATAGATGAAGCACAGGATTTATCTCCATTACAATGGCAGTTGTATGATAAATTAAAAGAATGTGCAGATGATATCTATTTAGCAGGAGATGATGACCAAGCTATTTATGCTTGGGCTGGTGCTAATGTAGAAAGATTTATAGAAGAACCTGCAAAAGAAAAAGTATTAAAGTATTCAAAAAGAATATCTAAAACTATTCAAGAAGAATCGGATATACCAATCAGTAAAATTTTAGGTGTAAGAAAAGATAAAAATTATTATCCTAGAAATTTTGAAGGTAGTAGTGAAAATATAAATAATCTAGATCAAATAGATTTAAATAAAGGTAAGTGGTTAATATTAACTAGAACTCTTTCAAGATTAAGTTCTATTAAAGAAGAACTAATAAAAAGAAATTTATATTTTAAAGTTAAAAAAGAAAAAAGTTTTAAGGTCAGATTATATAAAGCTGCTATGAAATATACTTATTGGTGTATGGGTAAAATATTAGAAGAAAAAGATATTAAAGACATAAATGAATTTATTGGAAGTGAAAAATGGAATCATCAAGTTGAATGGTTTGATGCATTTCAAGAGGCTGATGAAAAAGAAAAATTTTATATAAAAAATATGATTGATAATGGAGAAAACTTAGATGAAGATGCTAGAATATCTATATCAACTATTCATGCTAGTAAAGGTGGTGAAGAAGATAATGTAATTTTATGTCTAGACATAGGTAATAAGATAAAAAAAGCTATGCTTAAAAGTATAGACAAGCACGATGAAGAACACAGAGTTTGGTATGTTGGAATAACACGTGCCAGAAATAATTTATATAAACTAAAAGCTAACCTAAAAAGAAACGAGTACAAATTATGAGAATAATTACATCAGATATATTAATAACAATTACATTAACATTTTTTATTATTAACATAATGGAGGTATTAAAATGACACATAAAGATATATTTAAAGATTCATTTCCACAAGATAAACAAATAGGCGGGAGTCACTACAAAGACTTTCATATTCAACCGTATGAATTTATTTCAAAAAACGATCTTTCTTTTTTTCAAGGCAATGTTATAAAATATGTTTGTCGCTATAAAAACAAAGCGGGAATACAAGACCTTGAGAAAATAATTCATTATTGTGAATTAGAAATTAAAACAATGAAAGATACAAAAGGTAAAAAATAATGTTGATACCAACTACAGAATGGGTAGCTCCTACAGAGTTTCCGGATTTAAGAAAAGCTGATGAGATTGCAATTGACTTAGAGACACGTGATCCAGACTTAAAGAAACTGGGTTCAGGGGCCATTATAGGTAATGGTGAAGTTGTAGGTATAGCTGTTGCTGTAGATGGATGGAAAGGTTATTACCCTATTGCTCATGGTGAAGGTCCTAACATGGATCGTAAAAAAGTTTTAGACTGGTTTAAAGATGTATGTAAATCACCTGCTACAAAATTATTTCATAATGCTATGTATGATGTATGTTGGATACGTAATTTAGGTATACAAATCAATGGTTTAATACTAGATACAATGATTGCAGCGTCTCTTATAGATGAAAATAGATTTCAATATTCATTAAATTCTTTATCATGGGTATATTTAAAACAAGGTAAAAACGAAGCTTTGTTAAATAAAGCGGCTAAAGAAAGAGGTTTAGATCCTAAAGCTGATATGTGGAGATTACCTGCACAAGAAGTTGGATCTTATGCTGAAAAAGATGCAGAGTTAACTTTAAAACTTTGGCAACATTTAAAAAAAATAATTATTGAAGACGACCTCCAAGATATATTTAATCTTGAGACTGATCTGTTTCCTTGTTTAGTTGATATGCGCCACCTAGGTGTTCGGGTAGATATCGAGAAAGCCAATCAATTAAAAACAGCATTGGCAGTAAAAGAAGAAAACTTAATACAGCAAATAAAAATAGACACAGGAGTAGATACTCAGATATGGGCAGCAAGATCAATTGAAAAAGTTTTTCAAAAATTGAACCTACCTTATGACCGTACTGAAAAGACCGACTCTCCTTCATTTACTAAAAATTTTATTTCTAAACATAATAATCCTACAGTTTTAATGATAGCAGAAGCTAGAAAAATAAACAAGGTTCGTACAACATTTATTGATACTATTTTAACACATGAACACAAAGGTAGAATTCATGCAGATATAAATCAAATTAGATCTGATGATGGAGGAACCGTAACAGGAAGATTTTCATATTCAAATCCAAACTTACAACAAATTCCAGCAAGAGATCCTGAAACTGGTCCATTAATTAGAAGTTTATTTATACCTGAAGAAGGTTGTAAGTGGGGTACATTTGATTACTCACAACAGGAACCACGTCTTGTTGCACACTATGCATTAAGATTTGGATTACCTTCAGCACAGGTTATTGCTGATTCTTATTTAGAAGACCCAACTACAGACTTTCACCAAATTGTTGCAGATATGGCTCAAATAGATCGTAAGGAAGCTAAAACAATTAATCTAGGTTTATTTTATGGAATGGGTAAAGCTAAATTACAAAATGAATTAAATGTAACTAAAGAAAAATCAGATGAATTATTTTTAACTTATCATAATAAAGTTCCATTTGTTAAACAGTTAATGAATAAAATTATGAATGCCTCTCAAGCTAAAGGTCAGATAAAAACCTTACTAGGTAGACGTTGTAGATTTCCTAAATATGAACCTGTGTTAAGAGGTAGTGATTGGGGTACATTTGTACCTGCAGAAGATCATGAAAGAATGGAAGAATTAAAAGACATGGGTCCATTTTTAAAAGATAGTGAAGATAAAATTATTACAGACAAGGATGGTAATAAAAGAAAAAATTATTG